AAGAAAAGAATCATTACTGTTCCGTTTGGTGAAGACCATAAGCGTTCATTAATATCTTACTTTAAAACAGATGATGGGTTAGAAGTCCTTGAATTACTGGAAAAGAAAGTAAAATAAATAGGTTATCTTTGCTCTTTATTAACTCATAAAATTTTTTAAATTATGAACAAATACTGTAAAATTACACTTGATGGCAGCGCAAACGCTGTAGAGCAATTTTCAGCAAAAGACGTGGCATTAGTATATCTTGATTCCGCTGACGATGTTGTTATTGTTTTTAACAATGGTTCTAAAATACAAATTGCTTCATCTGCTGCTTTAGTACAAGCTGATGTTAGTACTGTATTCGGAGTTATTAAAGACGCACAACAATCTAGATGGCACGAAGTATTATTAGATATTCCGTTATTAAGTCAGCCTGTTAATGCATTTACATTTACCTTTTAAAAATTAGAAACTATGAACAAATATTTAGTTATTGGAAATTATAATTTAGGAGCTGATGTAATTCACGTAGGTTTAGCTACAGGAAATTTAACTTTAAGCTACTTAGATAAGCAAATTGTATTAGATGGTTCTTCAGCATTTACTGCTGCTGATAAATCAGCAATTGAAGGCGCTTTAGTTAGCGTTTGGAAACAAGGTTACACTGATTCAACTATAGATGTATCACTAAGCCAAGCAATAAGCGCTGTTACTATTTAGTATCGCATTTATTATTTAACTATAAGAGTCTCCAAGTGGGGCTCTTTTTTTTTGCTTATCTTTGTGGGAAATAGCTTTCGATGATCAACGAGGTAAGAAATACTGTATTATCTATACTAAACAAAAACAACAACGGGTACTTAACACCAGAAGAATTTAACTTATTTGCGAACCAAGCTCAACTAGAAGTATTTGAGGGGTATTTTTTTAGTCTAGCTAACTGGAAGAAAAAGCAAAATCAAAGAATGTCAGGGGAGAACTACGCTGATATTGTTAAAGAAATGGAGGAAGTACTCGACATATTCACTGTTTCTAGTAGTTTAACTCACGTAGCCACGGGGCAATTTACGCTTCCTAATGATTGGTATACTCTTCTTAAGATGGAAGTCGTAAAGACTGGTCCACCAAAGACTTATACTGAAATAGAAAGAGTAGCACAAGCTAAAATAGGAAGACTTTTATCATCTAACTTAACAGCTCCAAATAATAGTTTCCCAGCCTACGTAGTTGGTCCAGCTCCTATTGCTAGTCCTATTAACCCAACAGCAAACACTGTTCAAGTTTATCCAGAAAGCATTAACACAGACGTGCTATTGACTTATGTTAGGTATCCACAAACTCCAGCTTGGACTTACAATACTATTGGTGCGGACGGTGATCCAGTATTTAATCCAAGTAGTGCTTCTTACCAAGACTTTGAATTACCACTTTCGGATGCCATTGATATTACTATTAAGATTTGTGAATATGCAGGAATTAGTATTAGAGAGCAGGCGGTAGTTAACTTTGAGAAGGGCGAGGAAATATTACAACTTAAAACTGAATCTTAATGGCATATATAACTGACGAAAAATATTATACTAATAGTAACGTTGTTCCTAAAAATTTAAACTGGGGTAGTTATCAGTATGTGTCTTTAAAAGACATAGTAAACAACTTCAAGTTAATGTATTCAGGTGATGATAAGCTAGTGAGTAACGCCACTAGATACAATATGTTGTTTCACGCCAAGAGAGGTATTCAGGAAATTAATTACGATGCTTTAAAAAACATCAAGATATTAGAGCTAGCTGTTACGGATGACTTAAAGTTTATATTGCCTCACGACTATGTAAATTACGTTAGAATATCGCTTTATAAAGATGGTGTTTTATTTCCATTAATAGAAAACTTTCAAACTAACTTTTCATCTGCTTACTTACAAGATCAGAATGCTGAAATACTTTTTGATTTAAGTGGTAATGCATTAAGCCCAGAAAATTCTACACTAGATTTACAAAGAATAAAAGGAACTAAGCCAACCCTATATTTAAACAACGGGCACCCATATCATAATAAGCAAGGATACTGTTGTGATGGAGAATGGTATTTTGGTTTTCCAATAGGAGGGCAGTACGGTTTAAATACCTCACTAGCCAATCAGAATCCTAATTTTAGAATAGACAAAGCGGGTGGTGTAATTAACTTCAGTTCTGAAATGGGTGGACAGTTAGTAGTATTAGAATATGTTTCAGACGGGATGGAAAATGGTAATGATGACGAAATAGTTATTAATAAACTAGCAGAAGATTACTTATATGCCTATATTAGATTTGCTCTTTTGGAAAATAAATTTGGAGTTCAGGAGTATATTGTTAATAGAGCTAGAAAAGAGAAGACAGCTAAGTTAAGAAACGCTAAAATCAGATTAAGCAATCTACACCCTGGAAGACTTTTAATGCCTTTACGAGCAAGAGCTAAATGGATTAAATGAAATTAACTAGAACATTCACGAAGGGGATAATGAACAAAGACCTCGATGAGCGTCTTATACCCCCTGGTCAGTATCGAGATGGACAAAACATAGGTGTTTCAACCTCTGAAGATTCTAACGTAGGGTCTATTGAAAACATGTTGGGTAACACTCAGGTAGGTGGGGATTTATCTTATTTAAGTTCAGCTGCTAAAACTATTGGGGCTATCTCAGATGACGCAAGAGAAACTTTTTATTGGTTTGTTACAGACACTTCTTTTGATTACATTTTAAAGTACAATGAAACAACAGGAATTGCCTCTAAAGTATTAGAAGACACCAAAGGTCGTGTTTTAAAATTTAATAATGAATACATAATAACTGGTATTAGCATTGTTGATAATTTGTTGTTTTGGACAGATAATTTAAACCCTCCTAGAAGATTAAACATAAAAAAATTTTATGCGTTAGATGCTTTTACTGAAGATGATATTTCTGTTATTGTTAAACCACCTTTAACCAGACCTGTTATATCCCTTCAATTAGCCGATTCAGAAGTTAATCTTTCTCAGCAATCAAACAATATTAAAGATAAGTTTTTAAGGTTTGCCTATAGATGGAGGTATGAGAACAACGAGTACAGCTCTTTATCACCTTTTTCGTCAACTGCTTTTTCTCCAGGTGATTATAAATATAATTATCAAAATGCGGAGTTTGAGAGTATGTTAAACCAGTTTAATCAAATTTCCATTGACTTAAGTACAGGGGAATCTCAAGTAACAGACATTCAGTTAGTAGTAACTAATGAGTTAACTTCAGCTGTTTATATAGTGGAGACATACAATAAAGAAGGAAACAACTACTCTAATAATTCTACTGTTAACGTTCTTTTTAATAATAACAAAATTTACAACTTATTAGCAGCTGATGAAGTAACTAGATTATTTGATAATGTTCCATTAAAAGCTCAAGCTCAAGCTATTGTTGGGAGTAGATTATTATATGGTAATTATGTTCAGTTTTTTGATATTGTAGATAGCTTTAATACCCCAATAAACATGGACTTTACAGTGTCTTTAGAATCCTTAGATGTTTCCCCTGGATCTTCTATGCCTACATTTAAAAGTAATAGAGATTATGAGGTTGGTATTGCCTATTTAGACGAGTACGGGAGAATGACAACTCCATTAATTCCTACATTAAACAATAGTCAATACAGCAATACGATATATATACCAACTAAACAGGCGATTACTTCTAACGACTTAAGAATAAACATAAATAACAATCCGCCTGTCTTTGCCAATAAGTATCGTATATTCTTAAAAGAAAGCAACAAGCCCTACGATAATATATTTCCTTTATTTTATTATGTAGCATCTTCTAAAGTGTATTTTTATATTGATAGGAGTGACGTTAATAAATTAAAAGAAGGTGATTACATTATTGTTAAAGTAGTAGGGAGCGAACCAACTCTTAAAAAAGACGAGTATAAAGTTTTGGAAGTAGAAGTTAAGGAGAAAGGGTTTTTAGGAAACAATGAAGCTGAAGGTCTTTATTTTGCTATAAGCGATCCAGATGGAGATTTTACAAGAGATAATTTATTTCAAGATAGTTTTGAGGGAAGAGGTTTTTGGAACGGAATGGGAGAATTTGCTGGTTCTACTTCAATAGGCGGTGCTATTCAAGTGACAGATATTGAGCCGTTTATAAATCCTGTGTCTCAAATAGATGTTCCTATATTTTATGGTAAATCAACAACCAATCAAACGCTAACTCTTGTAGCTAATCACTCTTCTCAATCTTCTCCTTACGATCCAGTGGGTAATCCAGACACTCTTTCAAGGCGTTACAAAATAACAGTTATAAGTGCTACTGAATATAAATTAGAAGAAATGAGTGGTGATGGAGGATACACTACAAGGTCTTCTTCAGAAACTATATCTTATTCTTCGTCATCGCCCAACTCTCTTCCTAAGTCTTTATCTGCTGGTTTTGATTTAGGATATTTTTATTTTTCAGATGGAGCTGGATACAGAATAGGGGACTCTTGGGTTATAAACTTTCATTCTAGGAATTTGCCAGGTGCAGGTGGTTCAGTAATAAATCCTAACATGCCCATGCAACATTATCAAACAAACCGTATTGAGAATTTTGTTCAACAACCCGAAGTAGGATGCAGGATTGCTATTTTACCTGGGAACATCCCAGATACCTGGAATTTAGATAACGACTTTTCCACCCCTGTAAATTCTTCTGCAAATTTTGTTGATAGAGAAATAAAACAAGGTTCTATATTAGACTTTACTATATACGAGCAAATTGTGTCAAGAGGCTTTTTACAGGGTTCAGGAAGTAATAATTTAGCTGATTTAGTGTATGCTGAATCTCCGATTTCACAACAGCAATTTGTAGCCAGTAGAGATTACAAAAATATTGAAGAGTGGTTTTATGAAGACGAGGTTTATTTAAACTGGGATCACATAAACGCTTTTAACTCTCAACAACAAAGAGGGTCTAGTTTAAGGGTTATGTTTAAAAGAGGGCTATGGAACGACCCTAGCAACCCTATTTACACCGATCCTGATTTTTGGTGGCAATATAATTTAAATTTTGCATCTAACTGGACCAATCAAATGTATCAGAAAGGAAATACTACTATACCTACATTCGGTAATTACCCTGATTGGGCTTCGTTTTTAACTCAAAAAGCACCTGTAAGGATGTGTATTGTAGCAAGTGCTAATAGCAATCCATCTGACACTTGGAATACTAACCCTGAGCTAGTTAACATCATCACTCAGCTTAGTATTACCATACCTGAAAAGGGAAATCCTGTTTTTGAAACTAAACCTAAAGAAGCAGATGTTGACATATTTTATGAAACACCATTTACATTTAACATTACAAACGGAGTACATGAAGGCAATGTTCAAAATCAAAGCAACATTGATGGCGGTGCTCCTGCTATAGTAAGTTTAAATACAGCAACTTTAAGTAATGCCACTACTAATGATATTCAAAATGCTGAGTACAATTCTTATTGTTTTGGTAATGGAGTTGAGTCCATGAGAATAAGAGGGGATTGGAATGCATCAGTTTTAAGATATAGTCCTAGAGCCTCTACTCCAATTGATGATTATGGTCAAGAAAGATTAGGCGCTAGTTTAACGTATAGTGGAATATATAGAGAAAACAGTACTGTAAACAATTTAAATGAATTCAATTTATCTCTAGCTAATTTTAAAGATATTCAAGTCGAGTACGGTCCTGTAAGAAAACTTCATGCTAGAGATGCTGATGTAGTGGTTTTTCAGGAAGATAAAGTGTCTAAAGTGTTGTACGGGAAAAATTTACTATCTGATTCTGTTGGCGGTGGTAATGTAGCTTCTATACCACAAGTATTAGGAACTCAAATAACTTACGTTGGTGAATATGGCATTAGTGAAAACCCAGAAAGTTTTGCAAGCTGGGGCAACAACATGTATTTTACTGATGCTAAAAGAGGTGCAATATTGCAATTGGGATTAAATGGTATTTTTGAAATATCGCAACTTGGAATGAGTGATTACTTTAAAGACTTATTCAGAGCCAGCTTAACTACTCAGAAGTTAGGAGCCATTGACCCGTTTAAAGAGCAGTATGTATTATCGTCAAATTCAATTTCTGCTCCGCCTTGTAATTTTAGCATAACACCAAATACAACAGGTAGGTTTGGATCTAGTTTATCAACATCAACGGTGGATGTTAAATCATCAAAAGCTTGGGCTGTTGAGTTGTTAGACACTGGGAATGGTAATAATTGGGTAACTATAAATGGTTCTAATCCTGGTTATAGTGGTTATGGAAACGAAACTATTAATATAAAGGTGTTAACTAATTCTGGAACTCAAAGGCAATTAAATTTTAGAATAACAGGATGCGATAATACCCCCATAACAATTCCTTTTATACAATCGGCTCAAAAACCATTAACAATAGACGTAATCGGGATAGGAAGCACTGCGGATGCTAATATAAATTTAAATACTAATTCTTCTTATACTTTTACTAGTAGTGCTGTTGGAAACGTTGATTTTAATAATCAAAAAATAATTCAAAATAATCAACCGTTCTTAGACAATGTATTTGAAGATATAGAGGGTTATCAAGCTGTTCCTAAATCAGGGGATACCGTAACTTTAAAAGCTCCTCAAACGGGAGCAGTAAATAGAAAATCCTTTGATCCTACAATGGGGACTAAAATGTATTATTTAGTTTCTAACACAAGATACAATCAAAGTCAAATTGACAATTTACTTAACGATTCAAGCACAGTGGAAATTACTCCTACATTGTCGGC